GTTGACTTAGGCGACCTGCCGAAGAAGTGGAAGTAGAGACAGGCTCCGCAGCAGAAATGTATTACTACTTAATGGAAAAGGGAGTAGCACCAGAGCAAGCCCGTATGGTCCTGCCTCAAAGCACCATGACGGAGTGGTATTGGTCTGGTTCCTTGGATGCCTTCGCTTCCATGTGCCAGCTACGGTGCAAACCCGACACACAGTACGAGAGCCGTGTAGTTGCGGACCAGATCAGTGAGAAGATGTCGGCACTGTTCCCAGTAAGCTGGGCTGCACTAAAGAAAGAGAATTGATCGAGGATGACAGAATGAGTGATGACAGTGTAAACCACCCCGTCCACTACACAACGGGGATTGAAACCGCAGACTACATTGAAAGTTGGGAGATGGACTTCTTTGAGGGAAACGTCATTAAGTATGTGACCCGTGCGCCCTACAAGGGCAAGTGCTTAGAGGACTACAAGAAAGCTATGTGGTACTTGCAACGTTTGATTAGTCGCAATGAGTAGGTTGTTATTGGATGGGGACATTGTTGCATACCGTGTAGCTTACAGCACTAACAATGACTTCCCAGAGGACGCTATTGATAAAGTTGATGAGATCATAGGATACCTCTTAGAGGACACAATGTTCGAGCCTAATCCTAGCCTAATGGAGGTCTTCCTCACAGGCAAGGGTAACTTCAGGGACGACCTTGTTGACAACTACAAAGCTAACCGCAAAGGAGTAGAGAAACCAATCCACCTACGGGCCATCAGGGAGCATATGGTAGACAACTGGGGCGCTGTAGTCTCAGAGGGCGAGGAGGCAGATGACCTGATCGGCATTCGTGCTACACAGATCGGGCCTTATGCAGTAGTCGCGTCCGTTGACAAGGACATGCTACAGATACCCTGCATCCACTACAACCTCCGTAAGAATACATGGGTGGTAGTTACTGAGTGGGAAGGGCTGCTGTTCTTCTACGAGCGATACTCACAGGAGACAAGGCTGACAACATCATAGGGCTACACGGTATCGGCCCAGTCAAGGCAAAGAAGATACTCAAAGGGGCTGAGACGGAGCGGGAGTTGTTTGACCGTTGTGTAGTTCAGTACAACGGGGACGTAGATAAGGTGGTCGAGAATGGCAGATTGCTTTGGTTGCGTCGTGAGGAGGATCAACTATGGGCACCCCCAGGCGAAGCAGGCTAAGACAGTCAGCACTCAAGGCAGGGTTCAGGTCAGGCCTAGAGCAAGACAATGCTGCGTGGCTGAAGAAGAACAACGTAGGGTTTGACTACGAGACTATGAAGATCAAGTGGGTATCAGCCCCCCACACCTACACACCAGACTTCGTTCTTGAGAATGGTATCATCATTGAGGCTAAGGGTCGCTTCGTAGGATCAGAGAGGGCCAAGCACCTAGCAGTCAAGAAACAACATCCTGACCTAGATATCAGGTTTGTCTTTAGTCACTCTAACACAAGACTAAGCAAAGGCTCTAAGACTACCTACGGTTCGTGGTGCACCCGCCACGGTTTTCAATTTGCAGATGAGAGAATACCAGTAAGCTGGATGAAGGAGAAACCAAAATGAAGATTGTACAAATTCTGAGAGGCCCCTACGAGATGGAAGGTATGGTGTGGAACCTGTGCCTTGTTTCTGACGACACTGGGGAGTTGTGGGACGAAGAGATTTACTACGACTCTCTGGCTGAAGCCATTGCTGACTTCGAGGATGTTCGTAGTGACGGTTACATCGACTTCACTGAGGACGAGTTTTGGCTTGAGGATGTGGAGAATGGTGATGACTGGTAAGACAGCAGTAGTCTGGTCCTGTGCACACAGTGATCCCCAGACAGACAATGAGCGGTTCACGTGGTTGGGAAAGTTCCTATACGACATCAAGCCCGACTATGTTATTGACCTTGGGGATGGCGCTGACATGCGCTCCCTCAACAGCTACGACACACGGAAGCCTGAGGCTATTGTGAGCCAGTCCTACGAGAAAGACATCAACCACTACAACGACTCACAGGAGCGCCTGCGCCACTACTTCAAGGCCCACAAGCGTAAGAAGCCTGCATGGTTTGGCTTTGAAGGCAACCACGAACACCGCATAGAAACAGCTATCAGCTTCGACCCAAGACTGGAGGGCT